TCTTGAGTAGACATGGGGTCACCTTTGTTACTTGCTACACCGGGTGCAGTTTGTATTTGATATTCAGATTGTCCTGAAGTTGCTGGAGTATTTCCAACATTCATGACAGTTCTTAGACCAAATCCAGTTGTACTTGCATTTGCCATAGTTTGTTCCTTTACTGTAAACTACTCTACGTAGTCTACGATTAGTTAAAATTTCGTTGGTTAGGAATTACTAAAAAATTTAGTTTTTCTTTGTACCACCGAAGGTTACACGAGTCTGCCTTTCTTGTGAGATTGGCATACTTGGGTGCTGTTCCTTCAGAATATCGTGTTTGATCGCTTCTTCTTTAGCTTCATTTTGCTTGTCAAAATAAGTTTGACGAGCCTTTGCGATTTCTTCTGGTATCCTAGCCAGCACTAGGCCTCCTACTCCGATCATTCCTGCGTATTTGCCTTCCTTCATAACTGGATAATCTTCCTCAGGATATTCATCGCCTCTTACGAGTTCGTATCCTGATCTAATCATCGCTGCCATATTCTTTGAATCATCAAAGCCCATGACTTCGGATCTTATCCATCTATGTCGGTAACCAGCCGGCGCATTCGGTGCATCGAGAGATGAGGGTGGAGCCCATACTACTTTTTTAGCTGTTTTAGCTTTAGTTTGGCTCGCACGTGAAGTTTTTTTATCGTCTGTTTCCATATGCTTATACTCCTTCCGTGATTTTTAATTGTTTTGCATAATCTTCAAGTGGCACACCTAATCTTTTAGCAATTGCTACCTGTGATGGTGTGAGTTTGACAGTTTTTCTGCGTCCTGTTAAAGCTGAACGTTTCGCTGAAGCTACATTCTGAGAAGGTTTTTCTCTTTCTGTAGAATTTCCTTGCATCTTATCAAATTTATGAGGGAATTCAAGTCTTATTCTTTTATCTACTTCCTCATAATATTCATTCGATTTAGGATCAAAACCCTCTTCTTCTACAAGCTTTTTATGTATATCAAAAGCCGTATAAGTCATAGCAGAATTGTTACCAAACCAAGTATTCTTAGTGGCCCAGTCTTCTGCTTGGGGATCAGGAGTTACATGTGGCCTATATTGTTGAGGCGTAATCTTAACATCCTTCTCTTGGGGTTTTGAAGTTTCAGATACTTTTAAAGCATTTAATCTTGCACCATCCATTGTTAACGTTGCAATTTGCTCTTGTGCGGTAACCTGTCCTTCAACATTTTGAGATTCAATAGCAGTTCTTAAAGCCTGTTTAGCGGCTTTCATATTAGTTTTAACTCTGCTTTCAAATTCAGAAACGTAAGATTTATCTAATTTAGAAAATTTATTTTCTAAATCTTCTTTATCTTTTTTTACTGAGTGAGCATAAGTAACAGCTTCTTCTTTTTGCCGTTCTGCTTCACGCATTTTACGAGTTAGTTTAGCAATACGTTTTTGAACGCCTTCACTATATTTTTCTAACTCTTCTTTTTTCTCGTCCGTCTTTTCTTCTTTTTTAACCTCGACTTCTCCGCCTTCTTTTTTTTCTTCGGGCTGTGCTACTTCCTCAACCTCTACTTTTTCTTCCTTAGGTGTCTCAATTTTTTCTGGTTCACCTTTGTCATCTAAATTAATTTCAGTAGCTTTTTCGTCAGCTTCACCTACATCAATTAGGTCTCCTTTTTTTTCTTCTTCTGGCATAGTTCCTTTCCTATGTTAAATATGATGAAGAACAGCTTCAGGATCTTTAATCGTTCCTAAAACCTCATCATCGTTTAGTAGTCGCACTTCCCCACCTTCTATTGGTAATCTTGAACCCGCATAGCGAGCAAAAATAACCCAATCTCCTTTTTTACACCATGGTCCTGATGTAAATTTCTTCTCTGAATAGCATAAGGGTCCCATCTTTAAAACATAACCACAATTAGTTGCTATTCTTAATTTCTCTAAAGTTTCTTGTGCAATAATAATTCCCCCTTTAGTTTTATCTTTAGGGGTAAACGGTAAAACTAAAATTCTCCAACCTGAAGGGTTAGGTAATTGATCAACGTTTTTAATATTGTCGGGATGTAAGGGATCTTTTAAATTTTTTGATTCTTCGGTGTATTTGTCCGCTAAAGCATGTTTATGCTTTGGGACCTCTTTTGATAATGTCGACGATGTTTCCGCCTGAGTCATGTTGCTCCTTTGCTTTTAGCAGGTTAGAGATTTCCTGTAAGGTTAATTGTGTCGCGTGTGCCTGTCCTAATAGATACTTATATTTTTCGTAATTGTCAACACCACTTCCTGTTAACATGGCCTCGCCGATTGCATGTAAATTTTCTTTGAGTCTCTGTTGAACTTTATTAATTAAAATTAATTCATCCATTTAGATTCAATCAACTATCTTATTTGTATGCCCACTTTTTTTCCACTCATAACTGCACCAGCTGATCCACCATCTTTTAAAGCAATTCCTTTGCCTCTTTTAGCAATTCCGCCGCCTCTAAGACCACTTACAATTCTTCTTTTTTCGTCACGAAGATTTCGTGCGCCTCTTCGAGTATGTGCTTTTTCAGCATCAACTCTGCCTAGTTCTTCTAGTCTATTTTCTCTACTTGTATTTGCCATAATTATCCTCTGTTTTTAGCCATTTTTTTAAAAGTTTTAGCTAAGTTATATCTTTTAGATCCTGGAGGGCAAGATTTACTACCAAATTTTTTACCTGTGCAAGGTTTATCTTTTCTCATTCCTTTCACAGCTTTTTGAATCCATCTGCCTTCTTTAGCTCCAACACGACCACCTGTAGCCATCGGATAACGGTCTTCACGACTCGCCATGATTTCCTTTTTAGTCATCGCAGTGGAATTAAAAAATTGTGGCATTATCTATTGATTTTGCCAGATTTTTTAGCTGCCGAACCAAATTTTCCATAAGACTCATCAGCAGAAGCTTTCAGTTGTGATGCACTTCTTGGCTTTCTGACTCTCATAGCAATAGATTCGTCTTTTCGATCTTTGTATCCTTGTTTTTTAACAGAACCAGCTTCCCCGTAAGGGAATCTGACATCCGATCGTACTCCATTTTGTCTCATATTTTTTCCTTTAAGTATAATACTTAGTTTTTTTTCGTCTGTCACTCATTACTTTACCACATCCCCTTGCAATTGCAACACGGACGGGTCCGCCCTTTTTATATTTTTTTTCCCATCGATCAGCAATTTCAGGGTGATTGGCATGTAAATAACGTCTTTGTTTTTCTGATTGAAAAGGCATTATTTTTTCTTAGCGCCACCATTCCTGAATATCTGTGTTCCTTTGATGCCAAAAACGCTGGCCACAACTAAAATCCACAAATTGGTAAACCATTTTGGAAGATTCGCAAAATGCTCAAAGAAGATGTTTATCTTGTCCATAGCGGCCGGATCGTTCGACCAAACCCCATATGCGAGCACAATTATTGGGAGTGTTAAAATCGCCAAAACTATTTCGTCCTTATAATCGTTATCTCGCGATTCTAAAAGCTTACCCTGGTAAGTTTCCTCACCTCGGGCCATCTTAGATGCATGCATTAATTGTGCATCAGACATAGCCATTTTTGTTCGTTGTCTATTTTGATAGATATGACTCCCAGTCTTGAGAGCCATCTTTGCTAGACCAAACCACATATTAGAACCACTTGGCTTTAACTGGCTTTTTATCGGCTCTCATACGTTTTGTCCCTTTGACAGTAACCGTTTGAGTTTCCGTAGGATTAGGTGCTTCTATTGTAACACCGCCTTTTAGATATCCGTCTTTTCCAGCACCTAAAACAGGTGTAGATTTTGGAACATCAACATATCCTTGTCCTTTTTCCCAATCTTTGCTCATAATTATCTCCTTTTTCTATTTATACTTAGTTTTTGTTGTAATTTCTACCAAAATCGTGACGTTTACTTTTATCCGCCATTTTTTGTTTTGTTAGAGATACTTTTGCACGCATTTCAGCTAAATCTTCGTTCTGTTCTAGCTTTTCATCGTGTTGTTGGTCTCCTACCATCACCTTCATCGTGTCTAAACCGATTCTATCTTCGTCATAGTCCTTTTTACGTTCATTGTCCATCGCTCTCAAGTCTAATTCTCTCGCTTTGAGCTTCATTAATGGATCTCCGCCATAACCTCCGGTAATTTCGTTTTCTTCTTTAGCATATTCAGCCGTCATTTCAGCAATGAGGATGGCTTTTCTTGCTTCAATCTGATTAGTGATCTGTTGCACCCGTTGTTGTGCCTGCATCGCTTGTGGATTTTGCTGCATCGCTTGTGGATTTTGCATCATGGGTCCCATTTGTTGTTGTAACATTTGTAATTCTTTTAATTCTTCTACAAATTCCAATTGGACTTGTTCTTGTGCCATAAAGGAAATGTGTTCTAAAATATTTTTTTGTATTGCCGCCATCACCTGCGGATTATTTTGTACCATATTTAAACTCATAAAATGTAAGTGAGCATCAATGTGGGCTTTATGTTCTTGTCCACCAAAAGCTTGAAAAGGTTTGTTCGACATCGCTACAATATGTTCTAAAGCCGGATCCATAGGAATGGGTTTCATCGGCGCCGGTAAGATGGCGTTAATATTTTTAACTCCAACCGCTTCATACATACTTCGATACGCTTGGTATAAATTATGAAGTTGTGGATTCGATTGCGCCAGTTGTAATTGCATTTGCGCCATAGAAATTCTTTGTGTTTGAGAAAAAATATTAGGATCCGCCACGGGTAGAATATCTACACGGTCATCAAAGTCTGAAACTTTAATTTCTTTTCTCGCATTGGGAACATCGTAAGGATAGCTTGGTGGAAGATACGTTTTAAAAACGCCTGCCAATAATTTAAATTCTTGTTTTAAGCCTACGTAAAGTCTTTTGTGAATTGCCGACATCACTCTCGATCCTCTTTCAAGTAACGCTACCGTCGTTCCGACAGCCGCCTGTTGATTCATATCGCCTACTTGATTATCTGCGATGCTCGCGAATCGCTGACCGGCTTGCACGACAATCCCCATTAATTGTAAGAGGGTCTGTGAAGGTTCCTTATAAGGCAACTGCATAAACGAATCTTTAATGTTGCCTCCCGGAGCGTCGACATCTCTAAATTCTCCAGGCTGTAAAGGTTGTGCATCATCTCGAACTCTAATTCCTCTAGCTTTAAAACCAGCGGGTAGATTTGCTAATGTTCCAGCATCAAGTAATTGTCTTAATGCAGAAGTTGCTGTTCTAGATAATCCACCAATCATGTGAATTAAACCAAAACCATAAAAACCTAATCCTGGTAAAAATTTAAAGTGAACAAAATAATTTGTTTTATTTTTTAAAGGATCTTCCTCTTTATAATTTCTTCTAATCGATAAAACTTTAAAGTTAGCTTCATCAACGGTTACAACATAAGGTAATTTAATTCCTGTGGGTTCTCCATCTTCACCCATATCTTCGTAGCCTTCTAAATCTAAATTCGTATGAACTTCAATTAAAGTATAAATATCATCTTGTTTATCTTTATTAATACCTTCGAGTTCATGTTCTTTTTTATCTAATTCGTTTTCTGTAATAGGAGGTTCTCCTAAATCAATGTCTCGATAAAATCCTGAAACTTGTTGTTTACGTAAATCATTTTTGGAAGTTTTAATAACATGAATAACCGCTTCTGCATCTTCCAAAGAAGTGGCTGCATAAGGTACGACTAAATCATCCGCAGGGATAAACTTAGAAACGGCCCTACCTAAAAGTTGGTCGTAATAGACTTTCTTAAATGTAGAGCCGGCCAGGGGTAAATAAAAAAGCATTTGATCAAACTCAGGTTCATATTCTTTCATCTGATCCATAAGTTGATAATTCATAAAATCTTTTACACGATGTGCTTGATCTTGTTTGGCTTCATTCACATCTCCTAAAATCTGTGCTCTGACTGGACCGTCAGCGGGTAATAATTCTTTATAAGCGGTTGCTTGGAATTGAGTAACGGCTTCTGCCAAGACGGGGTGAGTCACGCCTGATGCGCCTCTAAAAGGTTCGGTTCTTCTATTATATTTAAATCCTAAAAGATCTAAACCTTCTCGGTAACTATCTTCCCAATCCTTTCTTGAATTTCTGTAATCTCTATAATCGTCGGTAAGTTTGGATCCTAAG